TTTTTACTTTTAAGCATTGTACCTAATAAAAACTTCTCTAAAAATTTGTTCATTTTATCTATTTTTAATTACTAATTCAATTTTTCTATCTAATTTCTCTTTAAATATTTTATCCATTAAAAGAGTGTGGGCTGTTTTACTTTGATAGATTACGTTATCTCCCTTCATCATTCCTGTCAAAATACAACCTTTACTATCTTTTGATGAGTTACCCCTGTGAAACAATATATAGCTTCTATTAGGCACATCTTCTAATATTAAATGGTCGTAGTTTCTGCTTGCACTATCTTTTGCTAATCTAACTTTGCAGTCATACACGCCTCTTGGGACGCAAGATATGCTTTTTTGGTTATTATTCCACGCAAGTTCTAGAGTATATGATATAAATTCTCCATTAAGATATAACTTACCAATGACAGATTCGTCAGTATAAGTCTCTCTTACTATAAGAAGATTGCAACTATTCACTATATACTGCGTAAATTTTTACTCCTTTTATTTCTCTAATTAATTTCTTGTTGTTTTTTATTTCAACAACTTTTCCAAGATATTTTGGATTAGTAGAGTTAAGTTTTCTTTTTTTAGCCATTATGCCGTAACACACATAAATTCTACATCACAAGCCGCCGTATCTGATTGTCCATATATATGTGAAATGTCTGCTAAAGCTCCAAAAGTAGAGCCTGTTACAGCGTCCATTTCATTGTTCATCAACAATAAAGATTCTCCTGCAGCTATTTTAAGCCAAAAACTATCAGCGCCATTAAACAATCTTAAAGTAACAAAATTAGTATCATCTAAATTTGTAACTCTAAAATATACATAATCTGCTGCTACTGCTGTTCCTGCACTATCTGCAGTATCAAACATAAATAAAGTTGTAGATGATGTTGCAACATTCATTATTCTTTGGTCTACTTGACCATTTGAAGAAAACGTTTTAGTTGTTGTATTACCATAACTTACATTGTTGAGTGTATAAGACTCTGTTATTGTTACTAGTAAATCTGCTGCTGTTACTGTACTTGCCATATTATTTTTTTGTTTTTGTAAATTTATAAATTGAAAAACCTATAGCTATTAAAAGAGATATAGTAGTTAAAACCTCGTTAATATGAGCTAAAGAAATTCCTATTGCTCCTGCATTTGCTATTCCTACTTGAATAGTATCTTCTATTGTATCTTTCATATCGTCATTATTAATTATCATATCCCACTTCTATTGCTAGTTTAAAAAATGCAGTTGATACAGTAGCAGTTTTAACCATTGCAAATAATAAATCTCCTCTACTTAAAGTTGTTTCTGGAGCTGTGTTTTGCACTAGCACTACTTTGTCTAAACTGGCTAGTCCTGTAAAAGTTGTTTCATTTAAAAGTATTGGAGTTATAGCAGTAGGTGAAGCAGAAGGAGAAAGAGTAAGCTTACACAAAGCTACAGTTACTGCAGAAGTAGTTGTGCAATTACCTGCTAAAAATATTTGTCTTAAAGTACAGGGTTGTGTAACCATTAAAGAACTTACTTTAAAAAAATCTCCACCATCTATAGTATTATCTCCTATTGTTGCTGAGCCATAACCTTGACTATATTCGTTTGGAGATTGACTATTAATCATATTAGCTCCATAATAATAATTAGCATTTTCAGAATCAACATAACCCTCTATGTTAAAAAGAGATTGTTTTATTACTGATTTTTCTACCCAAACTAAACTACCATCAGTATTAGCAGTTCCTGTTCCTGTGCTTTTTGACAATACGGTGTCGTTATTGGCAGTTTCAAACCCTTTTGGATTATGCCTGTTAACATCAGTTAAATTTTTATGTTCGTTTGCTGCCATAATTTATTTATTTTTAACAATCAGTACAACCACAATTACATTCATTTCCATTAACATATGAAGTTCCGCAACTCATACAGCCTTCTATTCCGTTATAACCATATATACTATCATAAAATATCATTCCGTGATTTTTATATGTATTGCTTAAACTTTTAGGCTTGTTAGAATTAAACGTAGGATATAGACCCGCTTGGTCTGCTCCTTTTAAAAAATCCATCATATCATTAGCAAATATCTCTGCTTTTCTATATGTGTCTTGCTTAAAAGTATTATAATCGTTAGGAGTTATAATTCTAGAAAACTCATCTACATTGTGAACTACCCCACTAGAAGTAATATTACTCATAATATCATTTACAACTTCAAATCTTACATACCAACAAAGAGTATCTTCTAAAAAATAAGTCATAAAGGTTTGATTAGCAACAGTTAAAGTTCCTGTATCGTGTTGTAATTTTAATTCTGCATAAAATTTTTCTCCAAGTAAAGGTCTAAGATGTGCTAATTCTGAAAGCACAATAGTATTCTCAGAAACCAAAACAGGGTCTGTATTTTTATTAGTAAAAGTTTTTTCAATAACCTCTCCTGCTGAAACTAATGTGCTGTATTGTTTAGTATTTCCCATTTTATTGTTCTACTGTTATTTCTTTTGACTCATCTACCTCTCCATCTCCATCATTATCTTTTTCTACAACTATAACTTCTCTGTCTGCAACAAACATATCGCCATCTTCTAACATTGGTAAATCTTCATCTATTAATCTTCTTTGCTCGTTAATAGTTAATATTTCTCTAATATCTACATCATTAGCATAAGAGATTGGCGGCTCATAATGTATAGTTATATCTTTAGGGTCATAACCCATTTCATTGTATAAAACAGTTCTTATACCATTTAACAACAGTTCTGAAGTGTCTCTAATTACAGTAGTCATTACTAAATCGTAAGCTATTCTAATTTCACTACCTGTGTTATTCATTTTACCTGAGCTAACAATACCCGAAAGAGAAGGCTGCCATCTGTTAGCTGTAATAATGTTTTGGTCTGTAATTTGTTGTAGGTCTAACCAACTTCCGTCTTGGTCGTCTTTTATTATTTGTACGTTAGCAGGAGCTGTATCTCCATTTTTAACTATAAATAATATTTTACCATTGTTTCCTTCTCCTACAAATTTCTTTTGTGCTTCTGTAACCATTTTCTGAGCTTCTTCTTCTCCCATATCTCCATTTATCTCAACGATAGCTGAAGGCTGAAAGCCATTTAAAAACTTAGTGTGATTCCATTTTCCTATCTCATAATCTACTGCAATATGCTCTAAAGCAGCTACATAGTCAGGAAGACCATAGTAATTAAAAGTAGGTTCGTAATCTTTAAAATGAATTACAAATTTGTTATGTGCTACTCTTGGATATATAGGAATCCTAGACATCTTGTCTTCTTGATTCCAATATTTACACCAATCAGAATTTACATAAATTTCTTTTTTAGATTTTGCTACCCTAACAGTTGTAGCGTCTATATGATATAAATTTACACCTCCATCATACTTAACACACTCCATATAAGCATTACCAAAAGTATAATAATCATCTGCTAATTTTTTAAATACATCTCTTAAAGATTCTTTATCAGCGTTTACATCTTTAATAAAATTTCTTAAGCTTTCATCTCTACAAACAAATTTTGCTCCACTTGTAAAAACTGTTTTTTGTGCTAATACACTTCTTTGAGTAGAAGATTTTCTTTTTAATTCTGCTAAATATTGTGGAAATAAATTGTCAGTACCAAATGGAATCCATTTAGTATTAACATTTTGTATGTTTTTTGGTTCAGTAATATTTGGTGGGATTGCTAAATCAAAAACCCCAAACTCAAAAGTATTACTTTTTTTAGTTGTCTTTCGTACCTGACTTTGTTTTTTTGTTTGACTTTTTAACGGTGCTTTCCTCATTTGATTTTTTTGTTTTTTCAAGTTTATCAATATATTTTGAGCCATTCAATTCTTCATAAATATATGAAAGCTCCTCTTGAGATTGATTTCCCCATCTAACTATATATTTTGGATTTAAACCTGTAGCAGAACCTATATATTTTTCTTTAATTTTATAATTTGCCATAATGGTATAAATTTTTAGATGTGGTAAATCTACAATTTTTTTATTGTCAGAGCAACCACACATATTAAAAGATTTAACAGGGAGATGTTTATATCCCCCTGTCATATCTAAATCAAATTAATCAGTTGTTGCTGTTAAATCTCCTGCTAAAACTGTAATATCTCCTGAATATTCAAGAGGTAATTCAAATTGTCTTGCAGTTAAAGTAACTGTAACACCATTGTCATCTGCATAAGCAGCTCCGCTACCACCTTCTATTGAAGTTAGGTTAGCATAAGTTTGGTTTCTTGTCCAAGGAGTTGAAGCCGCAGATTGATTTTCGTAAGTATAACTCCAACCTACTATCATTTTCTTGCCTGAATTAAACTCTACTAAAGCCACAGGGCAAGTAGTTTCTAATTTGCTTAACTCTAAAAATCTTGCACCATCACAATTAGGAATGTAGAAAGAAACAGCACACTCATAAGATGTGCTACCTCCTTCTTTTGCTCCTGTTATTGTAAGAGATGCAGTTTCATTTTTAAACTCAAACCTAGCCCAAGGTATAGTACCTATAAAACTAGTTAAAGTATGATTTGCTCCTGGCGAAGCTGGTAATGCTGTAGCTACATTATCCAAATCCGTTAAAAGAATTTGTCTAATACCACCTACTGCGTTTAAGTCGCCACAAGCTACTAATAATCCCGTATCTATTGCCATTTTGTTTTATTTTTAAAGTTAATAAT